CAACGCGACCTTGAATGCGAACCCGGTCTTGTTGACACCGTTCGTCTGTGCATCAAAGGCTTCGTTCAACGCACCGGATGCGTTTTGAAGTTGTGCAAGTTTGTCCTCATACACGGTCGATTGTGCACCCGCGAACGCGAGTGCAAGCGTTTGACCTTCGATCGAAGATATGTATGTCTGCAACGGCACGCCCGCCGCCTTCGCCGATTCGACGATCGTCGCGACCGTCTTCTGCAAGCCAAGCGACTTGACCATCGCTTGCCCACTTTCGAACCCTTGCGCGGCCAACAGCCGTGTCATGCCTTCAGTCGGGGCCATTAACGACTGCATCACGCCGCGTAACTGTGTGCCGACCATCGAGGCGCGACCGGTCACGCCGGTGAAGGTTGCCATCACCGCAAACAATTCGCGTTGACTCACGGCGGCGGCTTGCGCGACGGGTGCGACTAGCTGAATACCGCGTGCAAGTTGGGGGAAGTTGGTTTGACCTAACTTGATGGTGAGAAACGCCAAGTCGGCGGTTTCTTTCACCGCCTTCGCGGTTGTGTCGCCGTAGGTTTTCGTGACCGACGACGTCAACCCGACGGCATCCGCAACCGATGTCATGCCAGCGGCGGCGGCTTTCGCAGAGACTTCAAGCACGGTTGCGGAGTCGGCGGTATCACCGAATGCCGACACGACGTCATACAAACCCGCCGACACTTCGGTTGTGAACTTACCTGTCAAGACACTGATGCGTTTGACTTCAACACCCAAGTCGTGCACGCGATCCGTGCTGTCGGGTATCAACGTCGCGACGTTCGCCATGCCTTCACTGAATTGCGTTGATGCACGTAAGAACGCGGCACCGGCGGCGATCATTGGCAAGGTGACGCCGCGCGTCATGCCCGCGCCGACGGTCTTCATGTGCTTACCGAACTTAGACGCGCGTGTTTCCGCACGCTTCATCTCTTGGTTGAACTTTGTTGCATCGGCTGAGATGGTGGCGACAAGTTTATACCGACTGTTGTTCGTTGCCATTACATAAACCCAAACATACGTTTGATGTTATCCCAGTTATTTTCTGTATTGGCCATCATGTATTCTTCAACCTTGTCGCGTTCGTCACTTGCGATCTTGTCAAGCGTCGGGCCTTCGTAATTCGGTATATACTTATCTGCCTTCACCGACTTGCCCGACGCCGCCGATGCAATCAAAGCCGCGATGATGCCGGTCTGCATGTCAACCCGCGACCCATCCCAAGGATCAATCGAGTTCAATACGCCGAACTCCTTGATCTGTCGCACCGTGAACCGATTCGCAACCCAACACGGGTCTTTCCCGAATTGGAGGGCGATCTTCAACACGAGTCGCCGTATCGGGTCACGAATCAGTTTTTTGCGAGTTCTTCATCCGCTTCAGCATCAAGACCATTCAACCGCGCGGCGTGTTCGTGAAGTTCCGTCACAATCGCGGGCTTCCATTTTCCGACCTTGCGGAACTCGTTGAACTTATACAACGGTGTGCCATCTTCGATGCACATCGTGCGGGCTAAGAATCGCAACCGAACAGTTTCTTGATCGACCTTCATGTTTGGCTGTTTGGTCTTGTCGTCGGTCGTGCCATCCGGGACGGCAATCGATGCCATGTATGCATCGTATTCCGCCGCGATCAACTCGCGGATATACACACCCTTGTGTTCACCGAGTTCCGGCAACGGGTGCCATTCAATCGTTCGCTTCCACTGTCCGATTTCATCGGGTGTGATCACTGAACGTTCGGCGGGGGTCGGTGTTTCATTCGTCATGTTCTCGCCCTCATTGAGGTTGTGAGTTCATGCGACACATGTCACATGATATTCTTCTTGCCATCCGGGGTCAGTAGCGTGGCTTCGCAGTTTTTCAACCACAAAAGACCTTCATACGATATCGGTATCAAGACACGTTTACCCTTCCGCCACGGTTCAACGACGGCGTTCGCCGCATCAAACATCACGGCCGGGTCGACGTCGTCGCCTACCGCTTTCCGGTTCAAGCGTGCAACCACGTCGGCGATGCATCGTGCATCGTCCCATGTTGCACGGTAGCCGCCTTCGGCGATCACGTATGACTTGAAATTGATCGCCGGGGTATCTTCGGGGGTCTTTGCTTTTGCGGGCATTGTCGTTGCTCCTGTGTTGTTATCAACTTACGTCAAGCGTGTGAAGTGAGGGTCACGATCCGCCCATCAGAGTCGGTTCACCTGACAACTTGATCGTCGCATCGAATTCCGACAACGCATCAACGGGGTTCGTGACGTTGAAACCAGTGACGAAACCGGTGCAACTGATGTATGACGTTGCACTACCATCGGCAAGCAGGATGACGTATGTCGCATGTGTGGCATCCGAATCAAGTTCACCCATCAAACCGGCGGTCGTGCTCGCGTCTTGCGTCGCGTTGCCGGGTAGCAGGTTGCCGCTGATCGAGATTTCACCCGCGTTCTTCAACCCGCGAATGAACGTGCGCCACCCGTCGGTTGCATCGTGTGCGGTTGTTTCGATAGACTCACGTTCAAGGCCGTCGTGGCTGATTTCTTTGAGTGCGGCGACTGCAACGCCACCGACGGTCAACTGTGTACCAAATGCGAAAGTTCCCATGTTGAAACCCTACCCTTCGATAATGATGCGGACGCCCGCCACCGAACGAAGAGATCGCCCGTCTTCTTCGGCGAATGAATGAGTGTCCTGTATGAACATGACGACAAGTGTGATGCCGCCGGTGAATGTCAATGTGCCATAGTCGAGTAATGTGACGACGTCGTCGAGGGCTTGCTTCAACTTCGTTTCGCCCGCGTCTTTGTCGCGAATGTGTATGTGAACTTCACTGTCAACCGTGTTGCCGGTGCGGTCGTGCAAGCGGTCGAATGTTTCCGTCACGTCCTGCTTGATCGTGATGTAAGGTGGCACTTCGTTTGTCGGGGGTCCATTGTAAACCGGCACGACGACGGTGTCGATCGTGATTGCGCCTATCAATTTCACCGACAAGGCTTTCTGAACCGCAAGTTGTCGACTATGCGTCGCCATTTATTGTATCCCTCAAATCGGTCGCGATCGCGAACCGGAATTCTGGATCAACTGACTTCAATGCGTTTCGCATGAAGGGGTTCGGTTCGGTGCCTGGGTGACGAACAGACTTCACGAAGATTCGCTTCTTGCCGACCTTCCATGACAACGCCTTCTTATTCTTCGGCGTGATCAAGTGTGGTGCGGTTCCGAATTCAACATACGGTGCATATACCTTGTCGGTGCCGACGGTCGCGATGGTGTCATGATCGTCGAATATGAATCGTATACTTCCACGCAAGTCACCGTTGTCGACGGGTGCACCTTGCACAGCGTTCGCGTGTAGCTTGATACCCTTCCGATTCACGGTCACACGAACGCGATCTTTCAAGTCAGATTGCGTATTGCGCATGTCGCGGTTGAATTGCGCGACATCCCGCTTTCGCATACCGAGCATGTTCACCTTCGGCATATCAATCCCAATCCATCAAGTGCATCGTCATCCACCGTTCGCGACCTTCAAGCATCTCAATCGTGTCAATCGCGTATACGACATCTTTGATCACGACTTGCGATCCCAACGTGACCAGTGACCAATATCGGCACTTGAACGTGTAACGGTTCGCACCTTGCATCGTGCCACCTTCCCATTCAGCGGGGCGCGGCGCCGTGCGGAAGTCGCCGGGTATCACCCCAACGCTTGTATACGTGATGTCTTCAGACTTGTTTACATCAACACCGTCAGTCGGGGGCTTGATCGTCGCGAAGTAACGTAGTTGACCCGTCGTCTTCGGCTTCAGCTTCGACTGTCTCATCGTTTCCACCTGTGAAGTCATCATGTGTCACTTCGGCATCAAGCACAACCTCACGACGTCGTTGCGCGACATCGGGGTGCACGCCGTCTTTTGCTTCGAGCGTGCTCGCCTTCGACAACGATTCACCGTCAAGCGATTCCGACGTGATCTTGAACACGCCCATTTGTGCATCGATGTTCACCGACGCGGCGCGGGCGATGATTGAGCCATTTTCTTTCACTTCAAATCGACCATCATCAAGTCGTCGAATTGTCAATAACAGACCAGCCATACATACACCTCACAAGTAGATTCTGAAGGGTTCGATCGCCCGCTTCAACATTGCATCATCTTCGGCGATTTCACGCGATTCATATTCACCTGCGGCGGCGCGCAAGATCGCAACCTTCAACCCCGGTGGCACTGCCGACGCGGCTGTGTAACCTGCAACGTATTCGACAACAAGTGAATCTTCGTTGCGCATACCCGACGGCCACGAATACCCGGCGTTGATCAACACACGCGGCGGTTCGCGCAAGGCGTCGAGTCGATACGAAGCGGTTGCGAACGTAGTCTCGGTGTTGTCAGACGTGTAATACACGATTGACGATATCGACACAACGGGCACTGAAGGTATTGTGATGTCTTCGGCGGCGAATACGCCAGACGATACAGGTATGCCATACGCGATATACGCCTGTGCGCGCGCTAGGCTGTTCGGTGTGATTGCATCAAGTCGAAGTTGACGTGTTTGCGTCATCATGCAGCGCGACGTCATGCGTTCAACGTAATCGGTTGCCATGGTCAACGATCGGTTGATGTCGGCGATTTGATCGTCGTCCATGTCACCGACGGCTGGTATGCCGACGTAGCGGGCGAATTCAGCCGACGTGACCGCAAGGGCGGGTGTTGCGCTCGTTCGCGTGTCGGTGTAGTTGTTTTCCATCATCATAACGTTGGTGGGGGCCAATTTCTTGACCCCCCTCCAAACGTGAGCGAGTTTACCTACTTGTGTAAGTCACACAAGCACCGCTCCCGTCGATTAGGCGGCTGTGAATGCGGTCGTCAAGCCGTCGATTGCATCATCGGAATCCAATGCCGGCCCACGCTTCGGGTTGTCGAGGATCGCATACGCGGTGACGTTGCTAGCACTCACCCCAGTACTGGTATACGTGTATTTCAGTCGCACGTAATCTCCGATACCGATATACCCGACACGCTGGAAGTCAGAATCGGTCGCGGCAACACCATTGACGACAAGGAACGCACCCGACAGATCAGCGGCGGCAACAGCGGAGAAGTCGGTTGATTCTGGCACCGACATATCGGTGTCCATGTCGGCTTCTTCAACGGTGATCGTGAGATAGTTCGAAGTGTCTTCACCGGTGAATGTGCCCTGAATCGCGAGCAATTCAACGGCGTCGTTACCACGCACGCTCACGGCGTCTGAATAGAAACCGGTGTGTGCGTGATCGGCGAGTGCAACAAGTTCAACCACTTCGATCGACTTGTGAATATTCTGGATTGTAACGGCCATGATATGACCCTCCTTTATTGCGGTCTGACGACCATGAGATTGATAATGTGCGTCGTCACAGCGGCGGACGTGATGAACACCGAATCCGTGCCGGTAGCGGCATAGAGGGTATACGCTGAATCCGTAGGCGTTGCGAGTACCACATCAGTTGGCAAAACTCCAGCCATAAGAACCGTATCCGCTGGGGTGGTTTGAGAGAATAGTTCCGCAAACGAGTAATTGATTATTTCAGCAAACGCCGCGACGGCCCCATCGGCCACGGTGAGTGATCCAGCCGACGCAACGGTCAACTCGGTTCCGCTCGCCACGGTGAATGCGCCTGTGCCAGACAGCCCGGCGGCTCCGCTGAAGTCAGCCGTGCTTTCTGCTGAGAATTCACCGCTTACGGTGGTCGGTCCACTGAGTGTATTTGTCCCACTGAGCGTAGCATCTCCAACGATAGTAGCAACTCCGCCACTCTCAATCGTGAACACACCGCCCGTTGCCACGATTACAGAACACCCGGTTGCAATGTCGATAGTAGCCGTACCGGTTACATTGACGTCACCGGTCAGACTCTCAGTACCGCTCATGGTATACGTGCCAGCGTTGGAAAGTGTCCCGCCAGATAGAACACGTAATGTTCCACCGCTTGCGATCGTGATGCGATCGCCTCCCTGATCCTTGTAGACCTTACCAACATGCACTGCACCGGCAAGGGCCACTAATAGGGCTATACTGACAATAGCCCCCGTAAGAATATTCTGACGCATGATCAATCCTCCTATGCCATCGTGAGTTTGACGATTGCTTCAGGATGTCGCACACGACCGTCATTCATCATGAAGGCGTACAACCGCAACGTGGCCTTGCGAAGCTGTGTGACGTCATCGCGCTGGAACACCATGTCCATTGCATCGCCGATGATGTAACCGCGTTTCAGGTTCGCTAGAACCAACGGGATCAACCCGGTTGTTGAATCGGGCATGTCTTGCGCGATGACGATCGGTCGGCCAAGAATGGTCATCGGTTGCTGATGTTCAAGTCCATACGGATTCAACATCGGGCGACTTTCGCCATCTTGGGTGTTCCATATCTCACCCAACGTGGTTGAATTCATCAACCACACCGCGTCGTTCCAATACGGCTGTTTCAAGGTCGTCAGCATCGTTGCGAAGCTTTCCCACGAGATGTCGGTTGCACTGTCGCTGTTCGTGACGGCACCGATGTTGGTGTTCGTCAAGATGCCTTCGGGCGCACCCTTGCCGGAACCGGTCAAGAATTCGCTACCTTCTTTCTTCGCAAACTGTTCCGCAAGGTCTCCGCGAAGCAAGCTTTCGATCGACAAGGCGGAGAACATCTCACTCGTCATCGAGTAATCGAGGTATGCACGAATGAACGTCGGGGTAAGTGTGATATCACCAAACGTCGGGTTCGTCGATTCGTCGATCTGTTCAACTTCAGACGTTCGGGCGGCTGAAGAATTTCCGGTCTTGCGACCGATCGTCAATGTCTGTGTTGACATCGGCACGACCATCGAATGCGCGCGGATCGGTGAAATCTCGACGATGTCAGCGATCAGTTGATTGATGAACGTCGGGGGCTTGACGATTGCACCGGCGGAAGCCGAATCGCCGATCGTGATCGCCTTCATGACGTGTTTGTCAAGGTTTTCGCCGTCGGCGACCTTGTTACACCATTCGCCGAATTCGACGAATTGCTTGCGCGATTCGATCTCATGTGCAGCGTTGGTTGCGGTTTCGCCACCGAGTTCCGGGCGGCTTGCTTGCGTCTCCAACACGCCGATGCGCTTGATCAAATCTTCGTTCGCCTTCGCAAGCGACTCTTCGATACTTCCGGTTCCGAGATTCTTTTCAAGCGCGGCGATCTTCTCATCGCTCAACGTGCGCACGGCGGCGTCTGCGTCGCGAAACGCCTTGACGTCATTGACAAGCTGAACAACGGCACCTGGCACTTGCGTGAGCGTGAGCGCGGCATCAAGTGGTGTGATTTCGGGCAACATATAGCGTCCTCCTGAAAGTTAGGTCCGTGATGACTTCAGTTGCGCCATTCATCGCTTCCGTGAGTGCCTTCAAGTCAAGCGGCTCATCGACAACGGGCGGCTCGACATCATCGTCGAGTGCACCATGAACGGGGAAGTGTGTAGATACGTAATCGTGTTCATCGCTCTTCAGCTTGCCCGCCCATGTTCGGGGGTTCGCGGGCCAAGGTGTCAAGCTGTATTCCATCAATCGAATTTCAAGCAACTCGATCGGTTCTTTGTGATCGTCTGGGAAGTTCGCTTTGATGATTCGACCGCCGATCGACAAGCCCATCTTGTTGCCGTTGGCTTGCATCTGCTTCATCATCGCCAACGCTTCGCGACCGCCTTCGGTGCCGATGTTCATTTCACCTTCAACAACAAGACCTTTCTTGTCTTCAACATGCGACAACGAGATACCCGCGAATCGATCATGATTCCACATCACCATCACGTTTTTTTGTTCCTTCAACGTCTTGGTGAATGCGCCGGGTTTGATAATTTCTTCATGTGCATCGACAACGTCGAAGATGCTTGCATACCCCTGGAACGTCGGGGCCTTGT